CAGCTAGAGTTACCATGTCTGCGTAGCTATTGTGATATATGCTTATTTGTACTCTGACGTAATCGTACTCACTTACTCCGTTCTTAGTGTTGTTTGGCTCATCTCCAAACATCTGATAAGTTATATAAGGTAACTTAACGTCTGTAGGGAAATTGTAACGACTAGGAAAGATTCTTAAATTACCGTCAGTAGTAACTAAAGGAGCAACATTTGAATCGTTGCTTAAAATATTATATATTACTTTTCCTATCTCCATTACTTCATTCTTTTGTCAATGAGTTTTTTTATTTCTCCTATAACACTATTGATAGCTGTGTTACCTTTACTAGCAGCAGTCTTATCTAACATTCTTAGTCCAGGAATACCTCTAAATCCATACTCTAAGAAATAGAAATAAAATCCACTTTTATCCATTGCTGCAAATGATTTTTTAACTCTTGGTCCTATATAAACCGTTGGAGGTTTGCCTTTAACATTCTTACCATTAATTATACCTAAAGACTTTTTAAGTTGCTTAGATTCAACTGGAACAATAGATTTAAGCTCTTGCAGTATTGGCTTTGCAGCTTTACGCAAACCTTGTCTCAATAGTGTCTTGTTTTTACTATCAGACATATTAAGCTTCTCTAAATCCTTAATCAAAGAATTTAGCTCTCTCTCATCTATTTGCGCTGATACTATCATTGCTCTGGAAAAGGGTTAATACCGTTATCTATTAATATGTTAATCCAATCTAATTCGCTAGTATATAAATCTACATTGTCCCATTTAGTCTCTAAACATTGATAAGTCTCTAGCACTCCATACGATACTATCGCATCACTATCGTTCCATACGATGTAGTAACTCTTTACCTCTGGGTAACATATTTCTGTTAGTCTTAAACTCATGATGTCAGTTGTGTTAGTTCGCTATCACTTAAAGCCTCATTAAATACTGCTAGTGCTTTGCATTTACCGTAGAATATTTTGTCGTCATCTCCTCTATTAAATTGTAAAGAGTTTAGTTGTAAATTAGAAAATGTACTTGTATTAGTACTGCCTATTTGCAAACCATTTACATATAACTTATTGTTGCCACTTTCAAATAAAACAGCTACCTTAAAAAAAGAAGTACTTGGTAAAACTGTTGTTGACGATACATCTAATTTAGTATTACCAGCTCCTTCTCTAATAAATCCTTGTATAGTTCCATTTGTTTTTAATGCAATATGTACTCTAAAATCTTCATCTGTACTTTTAGAAATAGATATTATATTATTATCGCTAAGATTGTCATTAGTTATATCAGCTATCTCTGCATATAACACACCCTCTGTTGAGTTTATTAAGTCAGCACTACCAGCACCAGTTGCAGTCTCTGTAGCTCTTTCCTCTTGGCTTCCAGTTAGTGTTGGTATGTATGATGTAGCGTAGGGTAAGGCTTCTAGTTGTACGCCCCATATATATAGTGAGCCACTATATGAACCTGCAATAGGATAAAAATATATAGAAGATGTTGTTGCAGATGTATTAAATTCAAAAGAAACTCTAGTCCATTCAGTATTAGAAATTTGACTATAATAACTAGAACTTAAAATGTCTGTACCATTAGTAACATCATAGACTCTATATTCTACATTTGTTGAGTCTAAATTTTTCACATAAAATGATGCTGAATATTGAGTTGAAGATGCGACTGTAAGTGTATATCTTAATTGAGCATAACCACTAATAAAAGTAAATTTGTCAGCATTAATTTCTCCACTAGGAGATGCTGTTGCATTAGGCAAAATAGTTCCATTAACTAATGCCCATTGCTCAAAATCCTCACTATAAGGAACAAGATTAGTAGAAGTAGGCTCTAACAATATATGACCATTATCTCCATTACTATCATAGCTTATTCTTGGTATGTTGTTGGTGTCTATTATTTCTTTGACTGATATGTTATCTATTGAGCCATCAAATGCTTGTTGTTGAAATCTAAATAAATCAAGATTAGATGTATATATAACTTGATATGTACCATTACCACTATATCTTTCATCTAAACCATCAGCTCTGTCAGCAGGTAGCACTCTAAATGTACCACTAACCCAATCTTTTATTTCAAATGTTACTTTTATTGTTTTACCACTTATTCCTGATATACTTTGTGCAACATAATCAAATGATGCGCCATCACCCTTTACTAACCCATCTTCTATACTCCAACCTGTACCTAAAGTCCAATCACTATCAGTAGCAAAATCTCCATTTGTAACTAACTCACTACCAAGAGAACGTCCTACCATCTCGACTAAGCCACTAGAATTTACTCGACTAGCTACACTAGCTCTAACAAAGTCAAAGTCCTCATAAGGCTCTACTACTGGTGCTACGTTGTAAAGCGTTCCAGCCTTGTAACCAGTAGGAGTTAAGATAATACTTGCTTTATTTAATAGTCCGTCTGCCATTAGCTTATATCGTTTAAGTCTTGTAAGAATGCTTGACTATCTGTAGTGTTCTCTACTACTCCTCCAGCAGCTTCTACTCTTGTTGTTAGTATGCTTATATATTGAGCTGGTGTTGGGTTAAATATACCACCATCAACAATAGTCCAACCATCGTCCTCTATTAGGCTGAATCTCGAAGCATAAGCTGACTCTGTAAATTGTGAGCCTCCGAAGTTTATACTTTCATTTTGTGATACAGATTGTGCAGCCCATGATATTAATGTAGCATCGTAGTTAGTAATAGATAAACCACTAGCGTTCTGCATAAAGCTTGTAAAGCTAGTCACGCTTTCTATATTCCACGCTGCTAGAGATTGGTCGAATAGGTCGCAGTTGTATAACATTTGTTGCATATTCGTTACGCTAGAAGTGTCCCAACTATATATGTCTCCGTTAAATTGTGAGCAATCGTAAAACGTCTGATACATAGATTCAACATTAGAAGTGTCCCAAGAATTTAAATCTTGGTCAAAACTTTTAGCCCCTCTAAATGTTCTATAGAAAGTCGTAACATTACTTACATCCCAACTATTTAAAGATTTATTAAATGTAGTAGAATTATAAAAGCATTGATATAAATTTGTTACTGAACTTATATCCCAATTTCCTATCTCTCCATTAAAATTAGTACAGCTTAAAAACATTGAACTAAAAGAATTAGTAGAGATAGTTGGAGCATCTGTAGCACTAGCATCTAAATTAGTACATCCATAGAAAGCAGCGTTAGTAGATAAATCTAAGACTCCATATTGTTTTATATCAAGCATTTTAAGCTTATCTCCAGCGTTATTAAATTGCCATCCTTGCAATGTTCCCTCTATGCTTATTTCGTATTGTCCAGCACTACTATAAGTGTGTGTAACTTCTTGTTGATTGTAACTTGTTATTGTATCGCTAGAGCCATCTCCCCAGTTTACCGTAGCGTTATAACTACCACTACTAACTAAAGGCATCATAAACTGTGTGTTTAAACTAGAGCCACTAGATGTATTCTCTGTGTCAATAGTAAAGACAAATTGATTGGCAGCAGTCTGTGATAAATCTACTACGTCATTCTTTTCTAATAAAATGACCATCTTATCTTTACGACCTATTTCTTTTATACTCTTGATAGAGTAATTAGTTGAGCCATTAGAGATAAAGTATTGTGGACTTACTCCTATGTCCGTTCTATATCTTATTAAACATTCTATTGGCTGGTCGTTGATTAAAGCATCAGCATCGAAAGAAGTGTTTCCACCTTTGAAGTCAAAATCTCCATAGATAGTCACATAGCTATTGTCAGATACTACCCTCTCGCCATAAGCGTTAGTAGAGTAAGTCTGTTTAAATAGTTTTAACTTTCTAGCTATTTTGCCTATTATCATAATTCTAGCAAACGGTATGGAGTTAGTAAATGGTCAACCATTAAAGGCAATTCATTAGCTTGTGTTCCTACTACAACATCTTGTCTGTTCTCGAAGTAACGCCCTACAATTATGTAAATGCTTTGAATTATTGGAGCTGGTATATCAGCAGCAGCTCCTCCTACTATAAACTCAACCTCTACAGCATTAGGTCTTTCGTAGGTGTTAGGGAAGTTACCAGTCTCCGACTCATATATCCTTCCTGGTCTTACCTTAGTATCTACGTCAAAATTACTACCATGCAAAGTCTGTTCTGTGTTGTTGGTATCATAATATTTAATAAATGTAACTCTATCAACATCTCCCACTTGTAAATCAATATAAGGAGGAAACTCGTCAAAGTATAAATTATACGTTTGCGTAAGCAATCTACGTCTAGTAAATTCTTCAACTACATTGGTAGCTACATTAATTAAAGACGTGATATAGTTATCATCGTCATCATAGTCTGAGTCTATTCTTAAAAATGACTTAGCCTCAGCTAAAGAAATAGCAGTTTCAGTTGGTCCAGTTTTAAGTACTAGCTTACCATAAGGAACGTAACCGTTTCCTCTTAATGTATTATAATTGTAGTTGTAGTAGTCCATTTAAAAATAATAAAGGAGAGAGTGTTTCCACTCCCTCCATTAAAAATAAATTACGCTTCAATCAAGTTAGCGAACGCTGTGTCGTTTTGAACAGCATCTCCATCAATTAAAGATGTAACGATTAGTCTAGGCTCAGCAGTTGCACCACCAGTATATGGATCATACAGAAAATCTAGTCCACCAAACTGA